TATATTCCCGGCAACCCAGTCCAACAAAATCTTAATCCTTATATTCCAACTGAATAAATATGCCTGTATCAATAGGACCTACATTATCTAGAAATAACCAACAGCCTGTCTTTTTAGCACAGGGTAATGGAGTTATTTATATTAAAATAGCCCGAAAGGATAATCAGGGCAATGACAACACACTATCACTTCAAGAATTAAATAACATAAGATTAAAATTCTCAGATGCAGGAATTATAGATTATCCTATAGCTAATATTACAGAATATCCAGATTACTATCTTTATCAAATATTTAGAACTAATGCTACTTCATCCATAGATGATAATATTAGAAATTATAGATTTAGTGCTTCAGCATATACTCCTCCATTTTCTGTACTTGTGAGTGGAGATTCTTCAGTTGATATAGATTTATACACTTCTAAACCTTTTGATTATTTAAACTATTTTAACACATCCTCAGGAATATATACTTTTGGAGACACTCCTAATGTTAAAATTATATATACAGCTTCTGTTTTGGTATCTACAGGAGGTACTAGAACTGTAGGTTTTAGTTTAATTCCACCAACTGGATCGGCTATAGCTGGTACTTCAACCAATGTAAATGGAACTGCTACTTTAACTATACAAGGTACAGCATCTTTTTTAGAAAATACTCAACTACTATTAAGATTCGCTAATGACTCAGCTCCTGGACAAGATGCTACTATAAGCAATATTCAGTGGCAATTTACTCAATCCTTTGCTCCAAACTCATCTTCTAATTTAACAATTTTAGAACCATATTTAGAAAGTGAATTTGAGTACAGTGATTGTAATGTTTTGTTAAATAATGCTGATCAAAACCAAATTGGTAGTTTCTTTAGAAGAGTACTATATGATAATGGTTCAATTATACCTTCAAATTTCCAAGAAATTTTATCTCAATCTGCTGAATACGCGGAAGTTAAAGACTATAACTATACAGCTAGAGCTCAAATATACCCTAGATATAATGGTGTAAAAACAACTAGTCCTGATTTTAATTTAAGAACAATTAATATTAGTACATATGAAGGTACTAGACTAGATTCTATAGCCACAGGAGATCCTAATGCTCAAATATTAACAGATAAATTTGTTGTATTTGATTGGATGGGTGGAGCAGATCCTGAAATTAGAACAGGAGGAGCAGGAGTACATTTAACACATTTAGTTGATGCTGATGGTACAATAATTGGATTAACTCAAGCTAATACAAATTTATTTACTATTGAGCAACTATTTAAAAAAGGATCTAATGTTGCTATATATTATACTACATCATCTATAGGAAATCAAACATTAACAGCTTCAGTATATGATGGAGGAGCATATTATAATTCATTAATGGCAGTTAGTGGAACTTTTGATTTAAATAGACCACCAACCTACACATTTGATTCATATACTCAACCTTATTTCATTCTCTCAGGAAGTTCTCAAATTTCATCTGTTATCACAGCCTCATATGGTTCATTTACTTTCACTAGATTATTCATAAGTGAAGACACCGCACCTCCAGGACTAGGTATTGGTAAATATTGGAGATTTGAGAGTGGAATGATAAATTCAGACAGTTCTTTATTTCCTACTCAACAATATGATATTATTAGATTTTATCCTACTAGTTCAATAGATGAATACTACACTCTCCAGGGAGCATCAGGATCAGTAGATGTGATAGAAAGAGTAATTATGTCTCAATCTGTTGATGGTAATAATTTTTATTTTTACTTAGATTCTCTAATAAGTGCTAGTCAATTCCCTAGTGCTAGTAATGATCAAGGATTTAGAATATATCGAAGAATACCAAATGAAACTTTTGTTTATATAAATGATTATCAAGCTGGTAGTGGATTTTTAATACCGGGGAATTATGATCCAAACTTAGATTATTTACAAATAGCTAGAAGAGCTGGCCTTTTGTAAACATTTTTATAATATTAATATTTATAATAAAACACTTAATATACAATGGGATATTTAAATAATAGCGTAATAACAGTAGATGCTATCTTAACAACCAAAGGAAGACAATTATTAGCTCAAAATGATGGTTCTTTCCGAATCACTCAATTTGCTTTAGCTGATGATGAAGTAAACTACACCTTATATAACCCTGATCATCCTTCAGGATCTGCTTATTATGGCGAGGCAATTGTGAATATGCCTTTATTAGAGGCATTTCCTTTAGAAACCCAAATCATGAAATATAAGCTTACTACTCTTCCTAGAGGTACAGCTAAAATGCCTATTCTTGATCTTGGATATACTGCTATTGTAATTAAACAAGGAGCTTCATTAGCAATTACACCTCAAACTTTAAATTATTTTGGTGGTAATACTTTTGAAAGTTCTGGATATACATTTACAATTTCAGATGTTCGATTATTCAATACATTTGAAGGTGTAGGTATTAATACCCCATCCGCTCAAGCTTTAAATACTACAACTACATTAGGAACTAATGTTTCTAAAACTGTTGTTGGTACAACATTAAACTTAAGAGCAACTACTGTAAACACATTATTTGGTTCAAACACTCAATTACAAGCAACCTTAATGGTTGAAGGTAGAGATAGTGGTGCTCGTGTAACAATTCCTGTAACTGTAACAAAAATATCATAAAAACATAACTCATGTCCTTTAAACGTTTAGATCCTGAAGATTTTGTAGTAAGTGCCGACTCTATCACAGCCACATTATGGTCTGGTGGAGTAGTAGCATTAACAGATTTCTATACTTCCTCAGTTCAAGAAGCTGGTTCTTCTGGTGACTTTTACCTTAACATATATCAAACATCATCTACTGATACCTCAGCTGCTGTTCAATTTGCTGTAACATATGGCAATGCTTTAGGAAGTGGAAGTTCATACTATAATAATGCTGTCCCATATGTTTCTCCTACTAAAACTAACTATGGACAATATCAAAACTTAGTATTAGGAGATGAAAACACAGATTTTGTATTTGGTAATATTACTTCTTCTGAATTCTGGGCAATTTCTGTAGACAGAACTAGATATAAAGAAACATTATTCCCAGGATCTTTAACTCTATATTTATCTGGAAGTGGTGGATTGTTATCATTAACAGACAACAGCCAGATTGTACCTACTGTAACATATGCAGATGCAGGTAGAGTATTCCAAATTGTGAGTGGAGCAGCAGGAAATGTATTCACAGGAGTTAATGCAAATGGATATAGCGCAGCATCAGGATCCTATGGTTGGTTATTACCTGACATCGGAACAATCTTATTAAACCCAAAAGCTATTTCTGCCTCAATTCAAGTAGCTTCTAGCCAATCTAATAATTCTGATGGTTTAAATTATAGAACTATATATAATGCTATTAATTTAGGAGGAAACTTTCAAATAAACAGCCAAGAAACCATTTCCTCAGATTATATCTTTATTAGAGCAAGAAATGCTGAATTTAACTACTCTGAGAACCCAAGTTTTATCTCAGGAAGTACAGGTGAGGTTATATACAACAACTTCATTAATAACCCACAAACATTCCCAACCACTATTGGATTGTATAATGATAATAATGAATTGTTGGCTGTAGCTAAATTATCAAGACCTTTATTAAAAGACTTTACAAAAGAAGCTTTAGTACGAGTTAAGTTAGATTTCTAAAATGAATGGGAGCTTACAAACAATTTTTAGCCTCAGACATAATTGTTACTCCATTTGAAGTTAACAAGACATTTACATTCCAAGGAATAAATGTAGGAGAAGCTTCTTCACCTATAGCTCTTAATTACCCAGATGTAGGCATTGATAGACTTTTAGGAAGAAACATAACTGGTTCTTTATTTAACCCCAACTCAGATCCTACAACAGGACTATTAGGAGTTCAATATCAAAGATTAGTCTACAATTCAGTTCTAGAACTTTACTATTCAAACTACTTAAGTTCTAGCTATGGCGATCCAGTTAGTAGACCAATTCTGATTCCTGGATTTGATACTGAAGGAGATAGATTAGTAGGTTCATCTTCAAATCAAGCCTACGATAATTATCTTCAAACTACATTAACTTACCCAAAATATTTTCCTACAGCATCTGATGCTCTTGTAGGAGTGATTTCTATCCCAGCTCGTTTATTTGGTGACTATATACAACCTAATTCATTTGTATTTTCAAGTACAACTACTAGTGGAAGTTTAACAGATGATGGAGAAGGAAATATCTTATACCAAGGAGATATAGTTGGAAATATATTTTATCCTCATGGTCTTATTATATTAACAGGTAATAACTCAAGTTCATTTGGATCTGGTTCTGTATATGGTAGTGCAATTTATGGAACATCAGTTTACGGAGCCTCTACCTCATTCATTGATGAATTAGAAGCATTTATTACTTCTTCAAATGTAACTTGTTCTTTCTCTAGCTCATATACCATTTATGAATCTCAATATAAATGTACTATTAGAGAAAATGAATTTAATTTTACATTAAATCCAAGTGCTATCTCAGGAAGTACTGAAGGTACAGTTTATGGATTTGTAACTGAATCTTATTTCTCACCATATATTACTACAGTAGGTTTGTATGATGAAGATCAAAACTTATTAGCTGTAGGAAAATTATCTCAACCGGTACCAACCTCACCAACAACAGATACGACAATATTGATAAACATAGATAGATAATGTGGTTATACGAAAATAAAGTTATAGAAAAAATAGAAGATTTCCCTGAAAATACATTTGGTTTTATTTACAAAATTATTAACAACGAAACTGGAAAGTTTTATATTGGTAAAAAACAACTTATATCTCAAACAAATATTAAACTAGGCAAAAAAGAATTAGCAGCCTTACCAACCCAGCGAGGCAAAAAACCTACTAAAAAATTAGTTACTAAAGAATCTAATTGGAAAGAATATTGGGGTAGTAATAAGTTCTTATTAGAAGATATAAAAAATTTAGGTTTAGATAAATTCCAACGAGAAATATTAGTTATATGTCCTAATAAAAAACTTTTAACATATTGGGAACTAGCATTACAATGTAAGTATGATGTGTTGCAAGTGAATTGCTATAATGATAACTTGTTAGGTAAGTTTTATAGAAAGGATTTTGAGGTTTAAAGTTAGGCCTCTCAAAATACGCTTGTTATATTAATATCATGGTTGATAATGCTTTAGTGTATTTAATGGATTCCGTCTTAGGTAAAGGTAAACCTACATCTAAAGGTAATAGATCCTACCATTGTCCTGAATGTAAACACCATAAACTTAAATTAGAAATTAATTTAGAGGAACATTCACCTCATTTCCAGTCTTATCAATGTTGGGTTTGTGGATTCAAAGGTAAAAAATTAACTACATTATTTAAGAAAATTGGAGCAGACTCAGATAAAGTAAATGAGTTAAGATTATTAGTTAAATCCGCTTCTAAAGAAACTAAAATAACAGTTGAAACTAAAAAGGTAATCCTACCAGATGAATTTA